TACCTTGACTAGTGCTATTACTGCTGCAGAGTTACCAGTAGGTGAGATCGTATTTGATATCTATTACTACCTAGGCTTTATGGCTATCGGTACAAGTAAAGGTATTCGTATGGCGGTAGTTGGCGATGATGGATCTATTAACTATGGTCCTTTGATAGCTGACACTACCCACCCTTGCTATGACTTTGCTGCAAGAGATTCATACATCTGGTGTGCTACTGGTGTAGAGGATAACCCAGGAGTTATTAGAATTAACCTTGGTACTAGATTAGGTAATGACCTAAACTTTGCCTATTGCTATGACCTATACGCACCAAGCGTAACTGGCTTTGATACTACCACCTGTGCATTTATGGGTGATACAAACCAACTAGCATTTGTTACTGCTAATAATGGAACCACTGATGGTGCTATTTATGTTGAGAACCTCAATGAGAAAGTATCTGAGGGATACCTACAGACAGGCTTTATCCGCTATAACACTTTAGAGTTAAAGGTATTTAAATTACTACAAGCTAGAATTGATAATACCAATGGTGGATTACTAATAGATACAGTTACCTATGATGGTACTGAGTATCGCATTGGTACCTTTACTCAACAAAGTAATATTCCAGAGGTAACAGTTTCATACCCAACAGGAGCGCAAGAGTATCTAGGCTTTAAGTTTATCCTTACTAGATCTACTACTGACCTATCAGAGGGTCCAGTATTTAATGGCTATAACCTTAAGTCATTACCTGCAGTACCTCGTCAGCGTTTAATCCAATACCCACTGTTCTGCTATGACCACGAGACAGATAAGTTTGGTGTTGAAGAGGGATACGAGGGATCAGCATATGCCCGTATGAGCCAACTAGAGCAGGTAGAAAATGTTGGCGACACAGTTAGAGTTCAAGACTTCAGAACAGGCGAGTCATACCTTGGCCTTATTGAAGAGCTTAGTTTCGTAAACAGAACACCATCAGGTCCAAGGTTTTCTGGCTATGGAGGAACACTATTCGTAACCGTTAGATCTATTTCATAGGAGAAATGATGTCTAAAAGATCAGGTCAATCGGCTTGAACAAAAAGTGGACAGCCTATACCAGATACTAATACAGAAATGAGTAACAATGAAACTTGTTGCAAAGAGAGCAACACCTGCTGCAATAGCAGTACTAAGGCAAGCGACAGCATTGTGGCCGAAGCGCAAGAAAGCCTCAGACGGATTGTTGCCTTCATCGGCTCACATTAAACAAAGTCCTAACTCAGATCACAATACAGGACTAGCAGTTGATCTAACCCACGATCCAGATAATGGAGTGGATTGCAAGGATATCTACAAGAGATTACAAGATGATCGTAGAGTTAAGTATCTAATATTCAGTGGTAAAATTTGGAATCAAGTAGATGGTGAAAGAGTTTATAAAGGAACCAATAAACATAATAAGCACCTGCATATATCTATCAAGGATCAATATGCCAAAGATGATTCCAACTGGTTCAGTTGGATGGGTGATGTGCCTAAGAAGTTAACACTTCCTAAGCCACTACCTAAAAAGAAACAGGAGAAACAATGAAGGATCTACTAAAGAAGTTAACAAGCAAGAAGGCTAAGTCTGCATTTAAGTCTTACCTACGAGCTGTACTTGCTTCAGCAGTAACAATGGGATTAGCACTTGCGGCTGACCTAGCACCTGAGTATGCGATTATCGTAGGCTCTATTGCAGGACCATTAGCTAAGTGGGCTGACAAGACTGAGAAAGAGTTCGGTCTTACTAAGTAACTTTAATACCGCGAGGCAACACAGAGGCCGCCCTTAACGGGGCGGCTTCTTTTTTTGTGCCTTTTTCTTGTTCAAACTCGCATAGGTTGCCACTGCAATTATGGCACTGGCAGTTTTGTTTTATTACTATATGGTTACAGCACTTCATTTTTACCTCTCTTATGGCTAAGTATTTCTCAACCACAAGACAATTATACTTTTGAGGATTTTCTAGTTATCTAATGTTCAGATTTTTTATGTGTGATAAAAGCGCATTTAATAGAAACACGCCGTAATTTGACAAATGTTTTAGCTACTCTGGCTTATCTAAAGGTGTTGGAACTATAACCAAGTTACCACAGTTAGCACACTCACCGTCTAGGTGATACCAAGATAGTTCATAATCATAGAAGGATGCCATAATTGTAAAGGTCATAGAACCGCAGGGACAGGCGTGTAAAGGTCCGAGGTCTCTTAGATCAGAGCCGAACTTTGGTGGTAGGCTTTCTTTGTTTTTTCGCAGCCTTGGTAGACGGAGCATAAACACCGTACCATCGCGGCGCTTCAGAGCGCCGCCCGTTTTAATTCGCCTCACGGCTCATATTGTAATCAATTCCGAACCCACTAAGTGATGATATACGCGGCGTGTCGCTAGTAGAATATTAATCTTTTTTCCACTACCATTATCCACAAGAGATAGGAGAAAGTAGTGACCACAGTTGTTGGTGTACAAGGTAAAGACTTCTGTATATTGGCTGCAGATTCGCAGATCACAGAAGATAACCTTAGAACTATATCCTTAAAGACTCCTAAGATTATTGAGAAGGGTCAGTATCTACTAGCTATTACTGGTGATACTAGACCAGGAGATATCCTTACTTATAACTGGAACCCACCATCATATAAAGTTACCTATGATCCAGTGCAGTTTATGGGTAAGAGAATCATTCCTTCCATCATCAAGACTTTTAATGATAATGGCTACGCTTGGAATGATAACGACAAAGACAAAGATGCTGGCTTTGATTACCTATTAGCATTTAATGGAGTTATATTCCATATCGCATCTGATATGTCCTTTATACAGTCAGAGGCAAACTACTACGGCATTGGTTCAGGTGGTCAGTTTGCACTTGGGTATATGTATAACAGGCAAAGCGATAAGTATTTAATACAAGATGAAGCAGCAGAGCTGGCACAGAAAGCAGTTGAGATAGCCAGCTTATTAGATATCAATACCTGCCCACCAATTCAGATTGCGGTGCAGAAAAGAAGGAAAAAATAATGAACAAGACTAGGCAGTTTGCTATTCAAGAAGCCTATGAAAAGGGCTACGAAGATGGTGTAAAATCTTTACATAGTGCTGAAATGGATTGGGAGAATCAAAACAAATTGAGAGAGCAATGGTTGCGGGATAATCCCAATGCAGAGTACGAGGGGTGGATGTCAATATGAGTGATCCAAAAGAATTATTATTAGAGGTCTTACGGGCAAAAGATGCTGGTAGGGCTAGATCTAAACAGACACAAGTGGGTCCATCAGAGTTAGGTGGTTGCCGTAGAAAAGTTTGGTATCGTCTTAACGATCAACCTGAAACTAATGAGAACGAATTAAAGTTAGCAGCTATTATGGGTACTGCTATCCACGCTACTATTGAAGAAGCAATACGCAGTGTAGATCCAAAGGGTGAGAAGTATTGGGTTGAAACTGCAGTTGAACATTCTGGGATGAAGGCTCATATTGATCTATTCATTCCAGAGTCAGGTGATGTTGTAGATTGGAAGACAGTTAAGAAACAAAACCTTTCTTACTTTCCTTCAACACAACAGCGCTGGCAAGTACAGGTCTATGGCTACTTGTTAGATAAGTCGGGCAAGGGGAAGGTCCGAACTGTCAACCTTGTAGCCATAGCCAGAGATGGTGATGAGAGAGATGTTGTTGTACATTCAGAACCTTACGATCCTAGTATTGCTGAGGAAGCTCTTAACTGGTTAAGCGCAGTTAAAGAGTCAGAGGTAGTACCAGATCCTGAGCGAGATCAGAATTACTGCAAGTCTTATTGCAAGTACTTTGATGCGACAGGTGAGATCGGTTGCTCTGGCTTAAAAAAAGAACGTATCAAGGATGACTTGCCTATCATTGAAGATGGCAGCGTTGATCATTCAGCCTTGATGTACTTGCAACTTGATCAACAAATAAAAGAGTTGACCGAAAAGCGCGACTCATTACGAACTGCGTTTGACGGTATTACTGGAGAGACTGCTAGTGGTGTACAGATTACCTGGACAACTGTTAATGGTAGGTCTACAGTAGACACTGCCGAAGTAGAGAAACTACTAGGCTTTGTACCAAAGGTGGAGGGACAACCTTTCGCTAGATTAAATATAAAAACAGGAGGAAAATAAATGGCTGCACCTGAATCAACAAAGTTTCAGATCAACTACAAGTTAGCTGATGGAACTTTAGTTAATCTATATGCAACAAGTCAGACTGAACTAGAGGCATCTCTAACTTCAATTGCTGATCTATCAACATTAATTACTACAACTGGCACCACACTTGGTGCTACTGCTCAACCATCAGGTGGAGCAATTGCTTATGCTAAGAAGGCATTAGGTGCTACAGCAGTTGCACCATCAGGAGATGCACCTGATTGCAAGCACGGGTCAATGAGCTTTAGATCTGGACAAGGAACTAAGGGACCTTGGAAGGGATGGATGTGCGCTGCACCTAAGGGTGCAACAGATAAGTGCGATACAGTCTGGATTAGATAACTAATGCGGGGGCCTGCTTCTTATGAGGACCCACTCTGTAAACAAATATCTACGGAATTATTCTTTCCAGAGATTGGCGAAGACAGAGTACTGCTAAAGCAGTTAAAAGAAATGTGTAAGAGATGTCCCCACTTGCAAGAGTGTGCAGAGTGGGGCATCAAGAATGAGAAGTATGGAATATGGGGCGGTCTTAGTTCAATGGAACGAAGGAAGATTCGCAGACAACGAGGGATAACCTTGAGAGAGGCAGACGTTGCTTAATTTACATAGAGCTTGGAATAGCACAACTACAAAGGCTACTCCTCTACCTGATGTTTGGAATGATTTAAAGTCCAAGCAGATTAGGTTTAGAAGAGGGCAGGTTTGTATGGTTGCTGCTGCACCGAACGCTGGTAAATCTATGTTTGCTTTAATCTATGCAATCAAGGCTGATGTTCCAACACTTTTCTTCTCTGCAGATACTGACATAGCTACAGTTATGATGAGGACTGCAGCACATATATCAGGTCATAATCAAACCCTGGTGGAAGAGAACTTAAATAAGAGTACTCACTTCTACGATTCTAAGTTTGACCAAGTAAAGAACATACAATGGGTCTTTGATTCATCACCATCATTAGATGATATTGAGATGGAGATTAAGGCTTATATAGAACTTTACGGTATTCCACCAGAGTTAATAGTTATAGATAACTTAATGAATGTGGCAGCAGAATCAGACAATGAGTGGGCTGGGCTTCGTCAGATAATGGTGGAGTTGCACGATATGGCTAGACAAACTGAAGCTTGCGTAATGGTCCTTCATCACGTCAGCGAGCAGTCTGAATATGGATCCACCACTGAACCACCTCATCGTAGATCTATTCACGGTAAGGTATCTCAACTACCAGCAATGATCTTGACTCTAGGCTATGAGCCTATTCAAAGTCTATTAAGAGTTGCTGCAGTTAAGAATCGCTTTGGTAAACATACTGCTGATGGTAAGGATTATGTTTCATTGTTTGTTAACTACGGCTCTTGTCAGATCTATGACTCTGATACTTATGGTCGTATGATTAGAAGGGACTCGGTGCTAAACGTTGGCTAATACGGAGATACAATATGTCAAAAAGAAGATTGCTAAGTTGGAAAGTGATTTTGCTGCTTTTAGTTCTGTACTTATTCAGGCAGGAATTATTGAAGTATATGAAGAAGATGGCGAGCAAACATACAGAGTAAACAAGGTTAAGGTAGATGAGCGCAAAGAATAAACGTAAGGGTGCATCCTTTGAACTAGATGTTATGAAGTGGTTTAGATCTAAGGGTGTTAATGCTGAACGCTTGCGCTTATCAGGACAAAAGGATGAGGGTGATCTAGTAGTTATTGTTGCTGGTAAAACCTTTATCTT